CGCCTTCACTTAGAACTACTTTCTTAGCTCTTTGTTGAAGGGCGTAGTGAGCGTTGTAAATGAACCGGCCAGTGCCGGGGAGCATGTTTGGAAAGAGATACTTCTTTTCGCTCTCGCCAGTGGTATCCCTTCCTTGGAAGGTGACTAGCTCACCATCAATATTGCGAACAGGAATAATGATGCGGTTGCTGAAATCGACAAAATGAGGCTTGTCATTGAAGTCTTGGTACTTGTAAAATCCATGGTCACATATCCTTAGGTCAAATCGTTTACATAACTTGGCGTCTACGCCACGGTCTTTGAGGTAGTCTGGCAGGTCTTCTTCTAGTTCTATCTTCTTGTTGATAGGGAGCTTCCAATCAGTGTTGAGCTTGTAAGCGTCGGGATGAACCTTCGGCTTGTAGCTTACACTAGGAGTTATCCCTTTGACGTAACGTACAAGGTCGCCATGGTTGGTGAAACCACGGCTGACCTTGATGAACTTGTACCTATTGTATTTGAAGTTACAACCAAAGCAGTTACCTAGTCCGGTTTCCGCATTGAGATAGACTTTGTAATCTTCACGGCCACAATTGGGGCAAGTCTTTACGTTTAGCTGAACGCCGCTCTTCCCATTCCCGATACGGTATTCGTATCCTTCGTAGGCAACTAGCTGTTCAACATCAAGCTCGTCTAGGTTCACTGGTAATCTCTGCTTTCTCTAAAGTGAATGCTTTATCGAAGTTAGTGATTAACTCTAGTGCTACTGATAATGGTCTGCCAGTAGGCCATGAACGAGACTCAGTAATCTTCTCGTCTGGTCTACCATGGACATGTCCTGTTATAAATAGCTTGTGAACCATAGTGCTTAATCCGTTGGTAGTGTTAGGTTACTCTCTAATGTCTGTTCAGCGATGGTTGCCATACGCTTTACGGTAGCATTAGCCTTTTCGGTCTTCTGCTTCTTGATTTCTCTTAGCGCTCTACGGAGCCGTACAATCTCAAGCCGCTGATAGGCCAAGTGTGCATCAAGACAATCTACTTCGTCTTCGTGCTTACGTTTTGAAATGAACCACATTACTCGCGTACACCTTCAGCGTTATCTGGTGCGTTCTGTGCTTCTAGTTTGTCTAGAGCTTCGCGGGCGATAGCTACCATACGGGCAACGGTAGCATTAGGCTTAGCAGTTGCCTGTGCAATAATGTCTTCAAGTGCTTGGTGTGCGTCAGCAAGCTCAAACATTAAGTCGATGTTACGCTTTGTGACCTGAAGGTAGGCATCCTGATTCTGCTCAGCCCATTCCTGCATACGGTCAAAGTTCTTCTTTAGTACAAACATTAGCCTTTAATCTCCACAATCTCTTTAATATGTCTCATAACGCTTAGGTCACGTTTGATTGTAATAGTGACTGCCTTCTGGTTTCTAGAAGCAGCGTAATACAATCTAGCCTCGTTAGCCTGTCGCTCTGTCTCATTGGCATTGATAGAGATAACAAGGTCCGCAATACGAATCTTGTTATAATCCTCTGCCACGTGGATAGCTTCAATAACTTCGGCCTTCGCACCATCGCGGTTCGTCTGTGTAGCACTAAGAATAGCTACATTCTCAGTCTGTGCAAGCGCTCTTAGGTCGATTAAGACTTGCTTTGACTTGTCGATACCTTCGGTTGATACACTTTCTGACAACATGATATCCGCATAGTCTACAACTACTAGGTCGAACATGGTGCCTTGTGCTTGGTACTTCTTAATCAACCTTCTTAGGTCACTTACTCTAAATGTTCCTGTAGGATACTCATGCATCTTAAGGTTAGCAGCACGTGCCGACCACTTCTTGACTCTCTCATACACCTTATCAATGTGTACATAGAGGTCGTCCATCTTGACACCGGAGATATTGGAATCCATCCGGTCATTCTGGATTTCTGTTGCGACTTCTAGAGATATAAACAGGGTGTTAAAGCCGCGCTCGACTGCTCTTAAAGCATGGTCGATTAGAGCGATTGACTTACCAGCCTTGGAAGGGGCCATGTATAGCGATAGCTCTGCCTTACCCCACCCTCGGCGGAATAAGGTCTGGTCGAATTCCTTGTAGCCAGTGGTTACGGAATTGAATGCAATCTCACCCTTGAGTCTTGCCTTACGAATCTCAGTTCGTTGGTCAATCTCACCCTTGTAATCGCAAGCTGTGTTGAGGTCGCTTGTGCCGGTATCCAATGCCTTTTGCATTAGCGGCATGATGCTGGCGATATCTTCTTTGTTATCAATGATTTCGCTGGCCTTCAGGACAGCGTTGATGGTCGCTTGACGACGAGCAAAGTCAGAGATAGTGTCAACCACAAAGTCGCGGTCACTAATGTCGGTCTTGTAAAGCTCTCTAATCTTACAAGCAATAGAAGAGTGAAGTTCCTTACGAATAATGCCTGACTTCTTATCAGCATTAAAGATATGAGAGAGTGCTACAGGAGAAGGCGGCTGACTATACTTTTGATAGTGCGCCTGTGCTGTGTTAAGAATGTACTTATCAATCTCGCTATCAAATAGAGAGGGCTGAATAAGACCATCAACCCTCTCGCAGAAATTGTTGTCTCTTAACTGTAGCGCTAGTACTTTGTTCTTAAAATCATCATCAAATTCAGCTACAGACATTGCATTCCTTATTTATTCAAATACTTTTCTAGCCCCTCTCTGTTCTCTGCATCGTCTTCTTCGTAGAAGTCGTATTCGTTTGAGTAGGCTCTGATAATATCACGCACAATTCCTGAGCGTACAATATCCTCGGTTGTGAATTCATGTACCGCGATACCTTTAACCCGCGCAAGCCTTTCTAGTGCATCATCTAGGCCGAAAGCTTCAATATCTTTCTGGCTAATATCACCGTCCACAATTACCTTAGTACCCTTACCAATACGGGTGAGGAAGAGTTTCATTTGACTCTTGGTTACATTTTGAGCTTCATCTAGAACCACGAACGTATTATTCCAGCTATGTCCGCGCATGAATGCTAGGGGAAGGAACTCAATCTTTTCGTGTTCAATGAGGGCTTCGACCTGACCGCTACCCATGATACGCTTGAGAGCGTCTACAAAGGGCGCTACGTAGGGGTCTACCTTTTCCTTCATATCACCGGGGAGAAAGCCAATCTTCTCTCCTGCCTCTACCAGAGGCCGTGTAATGATGATACGGTCTACTTCCTTGTTCTTGAAGGCATTAGCGGCGGCAATAGCAGCACAGAAAGTCTTGCCAGTACCAGCGGGACCAATGCAGAATGTTAGTGTATGGTTTTCAATCTTGTTAATGTAGTCTTCTTGACTACCATTCATGGCATTGTAAGTTTTAGGTCGGTGCCTCTCGGCTCTTAGTTCAGGCATTACAGGTAAAGAAGAACCCGCAGAGTCACGACTCTTGCGGGAGTTATCACGCTTAGACATTTACTATTATCCTTGTGCATACGAGTTAAGTGTATACTGTTATGCACTGTATTACTATTCTTGACTTTTAATTTCTTCTTCTAGCTTGGAAACATAGTCTTCGACATACTTCTGCGCCCACTCTTCACCCATAATCTCAATAAGCTGGTCGTCAATTGTAATGCTGCCTAGCTTGCCGTTAGTTAGTTCAAATTCTTTAATCATTCTGGATACTCAATCTTTGCGTAGTGTGTAACGATTGACTTCAAACCCCAATCGAGCTTGTCCTTGTCGTAGTTAGTCATTGAGATACTTCTTCCCTCGACACCGGGGGTTACTGATACAACCATGTACCATCCTGTCTCAGGTGGGTTAGCCGGTACATAGGTTTTCCAGAGAATATCTTTGGGAGCTTTGGGTGGGTTAATGCCACCGTAAGGTGGGAATGCATTAGGTGGGAATACTGAGTTTGAAATTCTTCTTGTTTGAACGGGGTCCATTAAACTACTTTCTCTCTTGTTCCATCAAAGTAAGAACCGCAGTCCTGACAATGAAGCTGTTGGATACGCATAGCCTTAGTGCGCCGGTACTTACTGACATGAACCTTGCTGCTACCACACGCGCCACACTCACGCTTAGGAGTGAAGCCCATATGAGGATGGTTCTTAATGTAAGGCCGTACCTTTAAGTACACACCTTCTAGGATATCAATATCACCAATGTTATAGGATTTCATTTTGGTTTGGGAGTCTACGCACCCTTCCATGCAACCAATCCAAAGGGGCATACCTTCATGCTCAACCTTTTTGCCGACACCTAATGCTTGGGCTACGAAGTCGAGCTTCTTTGAAAGGAAGCCCATCTGCTTGGTAGTCTTATAAACATCAATGCTGGTAACTGGTGGTGGGGGTGGTAAGTCTAGCGTTACAAACTCCGCAGCTAGCTTAGGGATATCAAACTTGTCACCGTTATAAGTAATCACCGCATCAGCTTCGGAGATAAGCCTGTGTGCGGCCTTAACCATTTCTTCTCTTCCATGCTGCCATTCGGCATAGAAGAAGGTTTCGTTCTTACCTAACCATCTTGCGGCGAAACATAGTAAGCCGCCTGTATCTATTACTTGCTGTAAGTTCCTGATTTCATCAAACATTCTCCAAGCGTAAGCAAGGATAGGTTTGGTTTCAATATCTAAAACAAGTATCTTGGGGGGTAACTTTTCCTCAATAATAACCAATCGTTTATACCTTAAATGATACTCCTTAAATTAAATACTTAGAAAACTAAATACTTGGAAATTTTTGGAGCTTAACCTTATTACTGTTTTCTCTCTGGCCGCACAAGCCCCATGTATTGAGCTAAGCGGTCAACATTACAATCCTTATCATTGTAACAGTTCACTATGATTGCAATTTCCCTTAGTCTGGTTTTGCAATCCTTGTTAGCCCATTCTAGGTTAGCAATATAACGAGCCACTTCTGACTCCATTATAACTTCACCTTTAGGTCTTGGTCCCGCTGACTCACATTGGAGCATTTGTGGCGGGATAATAAGGGCCGGTTTAATAGGTGTTAACTTGGTAGTAGTACAACCGGTTAATAGGAACAATCCTAATATCACCGGGGTAAAAAGCTTCTTAAGCTCCATTAAGAAAATCCTTTAGCAAAGGACCAACAGGGCGGTCCCATCCTTTCTTAATGTTGTCGTCAATATTTTTCAACTGACCTTCTTTAATCTTGCGGTCTTCCTCTCTCTGTGCGTTACCTAGTTCAGATATCTTCTCTAATAGAAGTATCTGTTTGTTAGTGTCCTCAATGGTTAGAGTAAGAGCTTTATTTTGTTCTATCAGTACTAGCTTCTCTTGCTTTAGGCTTTCTACCTTGTTCTGAAGACCAGTGACATACAGATACAACCCACCTACCAGCAGGATTACTCCTGCCGATAGGATTAGTTTTGTATAGAGTGAGCTTAGGCCGAACATTACCGGACGCCTTCTTTGCGGTCCTTAATTCTCTTCCAGATGATGAACATAGACAGTGACACGGTTAGTGCCGCTGCAATCTCTGGACCATGAATTTGATTGAAGAATGGACCATTAGCTTCGGTCTTAATTTCAGTAACACCCTTTTTAAGTTCAGTAGCATCAGTGACCGTTAGTGAGTTAATAATCTGAAGCAGACCACCTGTACCAACAACACCACCGCCAATAATTTCTCTTGATTTAGAGAGAGGCTTAGGAGCTTCAGGAACCACACTGGCCTCAGGAACAGTGGTAGTACGAGTCGTGGAGATAACACGCTCGACCTTGTTATCCTCAGTCCCGCTAAGAAATAATGTCTTCTCTTCCGCTCTGCGCCTTACTAGGCCGGGGAGAGGAACTTTCTTACCTGTCTTAGGGTCTTTAGCTTTTACCCAAAGAGTGAATGCTTCCGCTGCCGCTGTCTTATTACCAGCCTTGAACATTCTAACAACACTTGATTTACGGAAGTTAGCTAAGCCGATGTTATAGCAGAGTGACACCATAGCATCGAACTCTGACTGATTTGCAACAGCAGGATTAATAGCAGCAAGAACACCCTGTTCAAAGTGAACTAAATGGTCTTGCAAGAAGGCTTCAGCTTCAGCCTTTGTAATTACTAGACCTTTGTACACATGAGGGCCGGTCGTACCATAACCGATAGTCCAAACACCAGCAGGACACAAGTACGCTCTGAGTCTTAAACCTTCATGCGCCTTAATAAGGTCAACACCTTTATCTGATACGCGCATAAGTTATCCTTTGAATTAGTACGAGAATTATACGCTACTAAGTGTGATAAGACAAGGAAAGGTTACTCAGGTGGCTCTTCACTGGCCGGTTCAATTGTAGCATCAGCCACAAGGAAGCTTGTTACATCAAGGGTAGAAGCCATAACGTGAGGATAAATACTAGCATCGGCCACCATTGAGGTTTTACCCTTAAGAACAACATAAGGCTCAATGATAACAGGAAGAATAGTCTGAGCAACAACAACCTTTTCATCAATGGTAGTAGCTGCTCGTACATTGTCATGTCCGACTAGAAGCTTAGCCTCTAGTCTTGCCGCTTCTCTCACTCTATCCCACAGGCGATTCTCTGTGGCTGTAGCTACTTGTCCAAGTGTGTTACCTGTAAGCTCGACAAGGGCCATTAGAGTAGGAAAATGCATAGCTTTCTCTAAAGTGGTAGCGGGGACGGTATTAGTTGCTGTATGGAGCTTCAAGCGCTGTACTTCCTGCCACAACCTATCAATGGCAATCTGTCGCCTTAAGCGCCTGACAATATCACCGTTGGCTTTCTCTATTTCTTCTTCAATCTTTTCCAGCGCCCATGCTTCAGCATCAGCGGGAGTAACGAAAGCAGCTTTAGCACTATCAACTTCCTTGGGTGCCTTACTTAAAAGCTGAAAAGAGTACAGTTCAGTATCGTAACCAGAAGGAAATTCTTGGTCGTCTTCAGCAGTAGCAAAATGCTTTTCTTGAGTAACTAGATTAGTACAAAGAAAATGTTTCATTTATTAACTTCCTGCCGCTTGCATTGTACCACTAACACGACTAACTGCGTCACCATCACCTGAAACATATGTGTTGCGCCATACAAAGCGAAACTCATAATCAACACCATTAGTGAGTCCTGTTTTTGTTTGCGATACAGATATGTTACCGTGGAACTCAGAATAACTACCGTCGCCAAGGTCGAAAGTTTTAGCATCTTGAGTGCTAGCGACTTCGGTAGCAATATCTGCAAAGCTACCGCCAACAGTTCGCCATTGCCATTTACCATAAGCACCGTTACGGCCAACTGTTCCACCGGGAGAACGCTGGAAGGTAATGGGTGCAGTACATGCTACCTGTCCATTAGGTCCAGCGCGAGCAGTAAGAGTAGCACTAACTGCATTAGTTAGGTCGTAAGTCTGAGAGTTATTGGTAGTACCTAGCTGCGTAGTAGTAACTGTGGTAGCACCAGAACCACCGCTAGTTGTAGGCGGGTCGTCAATACGAATCACTTTGATATCATAAGCACGTTGGATACTTTGATAGGTAGCTGTTAGACGAATAACGCTTTCTAATGCTAATGTTGAGTCATTAGGTCCAGTTAATGATAGAACTAAAGTACCAGTACCAGATGTAGTAAAAGTAACATTGCCGCTAATTAGGGTCGCGGCCCAAGTTACTCCGCTCGTTAAGTCTACCCCATTTCGCCTAAGTATGTAACCTAGTGACTTAGGGAACTGTCCTGATTTTGGGGTACCAGTAACGCTAGCAAAGATATTAACTGGATTATCACCAACAATATTAGCGTCAACTGTAGCATTACTTTCAGGCAAACCAGTTCCGCCTAGCGCCGCCCAATTAGTGATGGTGTAAGGTTCAAACTGGATATCACGCCAACCAGAACCAAGCGAATGTTGAATTGTCTTGGCATAAAGAAGCTGACCTTCAGCTACTTGGTGAGTGACGACCGCATTACCATTGATACAATAGTGAATCTGTCTTCCGTCATAGAGAACAGAACAAGTGTCGGTATTGACGATGTTGCTTTGTAGTACGCCAGTGGTAGCACCTTCACGCCATGTAGCAGTCGTTCCGTTAAGCTGAATAGCGTAAGCGATACGTTCTTCATACGGGGCTGTGTCAGCATTGTTAAGGTGTGTTGCTAGTGCTAAACCAATAATCTGATTACCAGTGTTGGTAAGTGACCGGCCCTGTACAATGGCCGTACCGGGGAACGCATTACTCGGCCAAGCAAAGCTACGCCAGTTGGTAGTTAGAGCAGTAGTTACTTCGACTCTGTTACCAATGATGGTAGTCTTAGATGCCTCTCCCCCGGCAGAAGTAAAAGCGATTAGACTTGTACCCGCACCATCAGATGGTCTACCAGTACCAGTAACATCAGGCCAGTTAGCAAGCTGTGCGTCACGCTCACTAATCAGTCTAGCTAGTGTCTCTATTTCCTTACTATAAACCTTCTGGCGACCCATAAGCATAAAGCGGCCAAGGTCATTAACATCACCACGTACAATCATTGGTGAGCGAATTTGTATTGAACCAGAAGTTGTCGAATCATATCCAGTTAGAAAGCTGCTTGCTCCGACTGCCGGGTAGACTTCCATTTGAATTGTTGTATTGTTAGCGTTAGTTGTAAAAGTACCCCAAACTAACCAATCATCACCAAGGTCCAAGATACCAAAGGCGCTAGCGTTACCATCAGCATTAATGACTTCACCAGTGCTAGTATCGAATGGTATATCAACCTGTTTTGTAGTGCCTCCAACACCAATAACACGCATCAATGGGAATCGAGTAGTTTTCGCAGTGCTATCCTTCTTGCAAACCAAACCAAAACTATACTGATTTGCTCCTGCTTGTGACTTAGCACGTGAAACAATCTGCCAGTTAGTACCTGTATCAGTTAGTTGGGTATATACACCTACCGTTGAATTAGTAGTAGTGCTAGTCCAATTGGTAGGAAAGTTTTGGTCGTCAAAGAAATGACGGTAGATAAGGGTATCCTTATCGAAGTCATTCCACAGCACGACTTCACGAACGCTAACAAAGTCTATCTCACCAGTAAAAGCAGAGGGGACAGCAAAACGCATTGCTGTAGGAGTAGCTGGCGCTGCTAGTATCTCAGTATATACCCCTGCTGCTGAGCGAGTTGTTCCATTCGTCGTCCCGCCACCGATAAGGTCTACTCTAACTGAACCACTAGTATAACTTGTAATACTATACGTAATTTCGTAACTCTTTCCCTGAACCATTCCCGAAAAGGATTGTGTTAGGTCGCCAGTTGCAGCGGCACCAAAGGCTCTACCACTAGAGATAGACCATCCTGTACCAGTAGTCCATCCAGTAGCACTATCGAAATCAACGTTACCTAGAAGTTCAATTGTTCCTGTAACATAGCTATTAAGTAGATTTGACCAATTAGTACGAGCAGTAGTAAGAGCACTTGTGCTAAGAGCAAGGGTAGTAGCTCTTGAGAAAGCTTGAGCGTAGCGGTTTTCTAGGCTGTTATGTACTTCTTGAAGTTGTCCAAACTTCTCGCCCGCAGATAGAACATCATCATTAGAAATAACGTTTAGAATTTCAGTATTCTGAATCGCTTCCGTGCCTACTAGCTCAGCAAGATTGTCGGGAATATTGTTGAGGTCGGTACCCCAAGTAGCACCAACAGTTGCAAAGTCGGCGGGCCTACCGGTTCCGGTAATCTCTGCCCAAACATTAATATCTCCAACAGCCAGAGTACCAACAATATCACCAGTAAAGGCGACTTGGTTAGTAGGCCGATAGGGGTTTTCAGAAGCAAGTGAGGGCTTTATAGCAGTACTATAAAGAACACCCGTTGAAGAAAAAGAAGTGTGAACGCGCTTGAAAGCTCGAACATAAAATGTGTAGTAATCAGTAGCAGGAATTCCCTTGAAGATGATTGCTCTTTTATTCGGAGCTAAGAGTGTAACATCTTCGGCAGAGGGAGTAGTGCCAATAATATAAGCCGCGTTTGACGTAGAGTTATAAGCAATAATTTCAAAACCATCAATGGTACTTTCGGTACCACTCCAAACCCATTCAAAAGATACATTGGCCGACCCATCAGGATTAAGGGTATGGTCTACTGCTGTACCATCGGAAGTAATAGATGGAGCAGTCATAGTTGGGTTAGAGATAGTAAAGAAGATTGTTACCCAATTGGAAATTGCGCCGGTAGAATTCTCGGCACGAATTCTTGCCTCATGTGCGCCAGCGGGAAGGTCGAACAAATCAAACTTGGTTTCGCTACAAATCCCCTTATCAATCCACTCTGTAGTACCGTCAAGATAAACCTGTACGCGATGAATAGGCGATACTGGACCAAGCGCACTGTCACCGAGAGTCCATGAAAGCTGTCCGTTGGCAGTAAAGTTTACTTTATCGAGAGTCCATGTAAGACTTGTAGGAGATACTAGAGTAGCAGCAGCCGTAATAACTTCATGGTCTACACTCGGAGCGCTATTTACAAGAGCCCTATAGCCTTTATCATTGAAGGCCACTACCTTGAGCGATACCTTAGCTCCTTCCTGTAGAGGAAGCATGAATGATGTAGTGTTTAGTACCGTATTTAGGAAAGAATATTCGGCACCGTTGATGCTCATGTAAATATCAGCACCACCGTAGTTAAGAATTTCACCCGCTTGCCATGACAAAGTAGCCATAGTGCCAGTGCCAGTACGAATAGGCTCTGGAACTAGTGATAAGCCAGTAACATGGGAAGGTGTCTTAGGTGGAGATACAGCAGGGGCCGGAATAACAGTTTCCGGCGCTGAGTAGACAAGCTCGTTATACTCACCAAAGGTAAGTGTTCTACGCTCAATACCGTCGCCTGAGATTGACCTTAAGCGATAGGGACGCTTGACGGTAGTATTGACTCCGAACATGTAGTTTGAGTAGACATTGGGAAGAGCGCTAAAGGCAGAGCTAACAGTGATAACCTTTGTTGTGCCGGGGCTATTGGTTACTGTACGCTCTTCGATAACATCAACGTCCCAAAGCGTAGCTGCCTGAGGAACAGCACTTATGTTCCCATCAATAGTAATTTGAGCGTTAGTACCACTTATAAAGACATAATCTACAATAGCAGCTTCATCACCGTTAGCTAGCTTAATTCTCTTTAGCTGGTCAGCAGTCCAGCTAGTGTTACTTAAGTTAGTAACGTTAAAGGTCTTACCAGTTATAAGACTAACATCACAAGTTGCTCGCTGTAACGTGTCGTGAACAACAAGTAGCGAATAAGTAGTTGCAGCTTCAATTGTTACATCTTTGTCGAGAGTAAGGTTGGTCGTGGAAGTAACGGCTGCTAAACGTCCGCTAGTCCCCCATTCAACCATGTCATGCTGAATAAGAGCTACATCGCCAAGTGTAAGACCGATAGCTTCTACAGGCGCATCGAAAGTAACAACGCGCCTAGCTAGGCGGTTGTTGTAAAGCTGATACCAAACCTCTTTCTGTGCCTGAGTGAAGTTATCCACTCCGAACAAGTCATACTGAGCAGTCTTTGGAATCTCTCCTGACTGTGCAGCAACAGGGTCAGCGATTCGGATGGTCTTCTTCTTATTCCTATCATCCTTGTCGTAATAGGAAACCTCAAACTCATTAGCTCTGTCAGCTAATGGAAGGTAGGAGATACTGAAGCTGTCTTTGTAGATGTTACCGGGACCAAAAAGCATAGCCGGTTGTGTTGGCTTATCAATCGCAACAGAGAGCTTGGTACCAATACGCACCGGCATTGCTCGGCCAACACGATAGACTTGCTGTAGTGCATCCCACAGCGAAGTCATTTCATCAAAGACACCGTTGAACTTTAGACCCTCGCTTGCACAATATGACCGCCACTTAACGTAAGCAGGATAATCAATAGTAATTTTATCTCTCAGTGAGCCTCTACGTTCACTGATTAGCATGTCTAACACAATGTCAGCAGGGTTATCACTCCATTGAGTAGCAGTAACCGTACCATTGTTATCGTAGATAGGAACCTTAACACCTTTGACCTTCCAAGTGACATTAGGAATGCCGCTAAGTTGGTCGGTCATTTTTGCAACGAACCAACCAGTAGCAACGCTACGCAATGCTACCTTGGTGTCTTGAATTTCACCAACATCTGTTAGGTGAATGTCGTCCATGATGTTCTGAGCAGTAGAATCAGCGCTTGTTCGTCTACACCGGATATGATAGCGACCACGAACTAGAGTAGGAGTACGATAAGTCTTACGGATAGCCTTTACTCGTTTATCCCGATACGTAACGCTTGTGACCGCACTAGAGCCACCGGAGCCGGGAGCAACAGCAGGGCCTAAATAGCCAGTAGCTAGAACAACGCCACTTCCTGTAACTCTAAAGTCGTAGGTACCGGAAGGTAAGGTAACGTCAGTTACACGAACAGGATATGAAGTACTGTAAGTATAGGTGGGCGGCTCAATGCTGTAAGACTCATAGTATCGGTCCCCGCCACTAAACGTAGCCTCACTAACGTAGGTAGTAGTAACTTCATTGAATGTTTTAATGTTAGTCCAAGTATTAGCGCCCGCAGGACTGTACTCAAGGGAATACGTAGCCTCGCCATTAAGAACGCCAGCACCGGCTTGAGCTTGGGTAGAAATGCTAAACTGAGTTGCTGTAGGAGAAGAACCACTGAAGACAGTATATCCGTCAGTGATAGAACCTTGGACACCTACGTTCGTCCAAGTAGCAGTACCATAAGGGGCATATTGAATTTCAACTGTAACGCTCTTGTACTCTTTATCACCATCGTCTGTATCAATTTCACAAAGACCATTGGGAAACAAGAAGTTCAACTCAATAGCATCAACATCGTCCGTTGTAGTGTACTCAGTATAAGTAGTGCTAAGCTTATCTTGCCGAAGGAAGTGAGCCTTAGAGGAAGGAAATCTGGTGTTAATAGCGTCAGTAAGTGTTCCAATAGTATAGCCCCACTCAACTGCCTTATAATCAGTGATTGGAAGCTCGTTAATCTCAGGATTTCCAACAACGGAATCAATCTCACCATCAGAAAGCACACAGCGACCGTAAAGGTATTGGTCGTCACCAACGTTCTTAGTGAATACGTCTACGTAGTTACCAGCAACTTGGAACTGTCCATACACAACCGGTAAGGTAATACCTTCTCTGGCAGTATTCTTAGCACCATCATAACCGTAAGACTGTCCGTCATCCTCGCCCACCTTCATCTTAGGAACGGTTGGGCCTAAAGCCATGTTGACCAAGAAGGAACCGATTGCTACAGTAGCAGCGAAAGCAGCAGCAAATGTTGCACCAGTTAGACCAAGGCCAACAGGACCAAGGGCAATAGCAGCAACCACAACAACAGCAATAAGAGCAACAAGGCGAAGGATATCTTTAGCGCCACCGCCGCGAGGAACACACACAACAGAGATAACATCATTGGCCGCAGGAACAACTTCAGTGTAGTCAGCTTCCTCAATTGGAACGCCATTGAGTCCAATACGCCAAGAACATTCCTCAGGAAGGCCCTCAATGTAATGGTCTAGTGACTTGCCGCTATCGTAGACTAGTTCCTCCCGAACAACCTTTGATAGGTCGAACGGGTTGTAGACTAAGGCTACTTTAACTGTTTCGTCGGCTTCAATTACGTCCATTTATAACAACCCAATAGTCTATGCGCCCATGATATTCCTAAGCGCTCAATCGTAACTCCGTTGGTAGCTTCCCATGTGTGGATAAAACTATCATCGCCAATGTAGTAAGCGACATGCGAACCATAACCTTTAATGCTAAAGAGAAGGACAGCCCCAACTTCTAACTCGCAAGGAGTCCATTTCTGTTTCTCTAGGGCTATAAGGTCATGGATTTCGCTAAGGAAGCTAGGAGAATTAAAATCAGGAAGTTCAATCCCCTGAAGTTCTTTGTATAATAGCATAACTAAACCATAGCAGTCTAGTTCATTGTAATCTCTACCACCATATTTGAAAGGGATACCAATGTATTTACTGTAGTCAGTCATTACATAAGGTCATTCAAGCCGGGGAAGCCACCAAAGTTAATCTCATTATCGTGAGCAATACAACCATTAGGCCCGTCCCTAGTGAAGTCACAAGTGGGAAGAGCGCCCGCATACTTGCAACGAGTCCCCTTGTACTTCCAAGCACATCTATTTCTAAACTGGCGAAAGTTGGGGAAGCGCTGTGCAACAGCACTTTCGACACCTAGATTGAAAGAAACAACGTAGTCCGATACCGAGGCGTCTACTACTAGAAAGGTTTCTTCCATTTCAGGTGCGCCATTTAGGGACTCTTCATGCACTACATAAAGAGTAACTTCACTCTTAACCAAACCGTCATATGTATCTACATAAGTAGAAAGGGTGCGGGTCTGGTCTTGCGCTCTAAGTGAAACAGTAGGCTCCGATTGCTGCTCAACTTTAATATCAAGCTCAAAGTTAGCGGCAACAAACAAGTTACCTTGGAAGGTAACGTTCTCACTATTCCTTGCGAAGCGAAGAGTAGTTACGGTAGCACCAGCAGAGTCTTTAACGTCCACCTTGAAGAGTAGAAGGAATGTCTTGTCACTTTCAATCTTATTCTTGTCAACAACCGTAGATAAATTCAGGTGCTTAGCGCCCATTACACTTCCTCAATAATGATATCGGTAATATTCCACCTTCGATTTGTACCGAAACCCTTGTATTCATACTTAGGCATTTGCTTAAACCTACAGTTGACTACTACTGCCGCTACCGGAATGGTGTAGTTAAATGCTTTGTACGTGCCATGTTGGTTTACGAATGTCTCGAAAGTTTCCTTGTCCGTATTGGAGAGGTCAGTGAAGCCAGTCGTCCAAGAGCGTCTAGGGGTACGAGTATGGCGTGGTCTAGTGAGTACATAACCACCTTCCATATCAGAGCGAATACCAACGTCTTCTTGCTCAAAGCCGAAGTGTTCTGCATCCTGTTTACTTGCTAGTGGAAAATCTGCCATTATCTCTTCACCATTGTACTTAGTGCATCCCTAATTGGGCCAGCAGTGGACATTTTCTTGAGAATGATATTCTCAACCCACTTCTCACCATCAAACTTAGGCGGCTGACGTTCAACTTCAGCTTGTACACCTGTTTGGTTTACCACGTTAACTTGTACGTTGCTACCTTTATTCATTCCTCCAAGTGCTTTCATTTGTTCTTCTGTAAAGACACCTTCGCCCTTCTCTGCAATGATAGGAACTTCGTTGTCACGTAGACCAATGATGCCGCCTGTGTGATAGCGCTGAGCAAAAGCGAATGTAGCAGGGTCAATGCTTCTGTAGAAGCGAGCGGTACCACCAGCAATCATGCCACCGTGTCCACCACCAAAGGCGTCACCACCCCAACCAGAACCAGCAGTAGCACCTAAATCAAACTCACCCATGGTAGTCCAATCAGTACCACCGCCACCACCACCACCTGAGAAGCCAAGGGCAGAGAGAATAGCTTTAGCAATAAGACCACGAATGATAATCATTAGTAGCTGCTTAAGAATTGTCTTCACGAAATCCTTGAAAGCAAACTTACCTTCAGCAAGACTAGTAATGAAGTTATCCATAGCGCCCGTAAGAACGCCGCCCATAGTTCTACCTAGGTCGTCAAAGTCAGCCTTGGCACTCTTAGCCCAATCAATCATGGGACCGGCCATGCCGCCCCACTTGTCGCGCATAGCTTGCTCTTCCTTAAGGATTTGCAATCTACGCTCTAAGTACGGAATAGCCTGAGCCGCTAGCTGGTCGGCTTCGGTTTGAGCTTGTTGCTTGCGCTGGCCTAGAACGACAATTTCAGCGCCAATTGCTTCAACGGCTTTGTTGTCACCTTCTTCTTGTGCTTTCTTTAGGCGAGCTTCTGCTTCCTCTAAGGCAACGATAGCATCGTTCACCGCCTGTGTAGTAGCAGTGCGGTCAATGATACGCTTTGCTGTATTTAGAGCGTCTTCGTATTTCTTGTATTCAAGGTCAGCTTCGTACTGTTCCTGCTGTCTAGGACTACGCCAAGAAGCATCATATTCGTCGTTCCTTTCCTTAGCTTCCCTTGCTACTTCAAGTAGTAGTTCAGCTTCCTTGGCACGTACAGCATCATCAATAGCATTCTTAAGCTCTTTGTACTGGCGAATCTGGTCTTCAGTAGCGCTACCTGATTTGATACGTGACTCAATAATAGCTAGCTCGGCACGATATTCGCGCTCTAGTGATTCCTTGTAGTGCTTGGATTGGAGACTGACAGACTCATAACCAAGTGATAGGTCTTCAAAGCCTTCCGCAGTCTTAGCATTTGTTTCAGCGTATTCATCGCGTAATGCAATGATAGCTTCCTGAACCTTAATGCTCTTCTTAATCTCACGCTGATTGTCCTGTTCAGCCCGCATGAGCTTCTTAAGACTCTCTTCGTCCTTTTGCTGTGCGGAAATCTTCTCAGCTTCAGCTTGTGCAGCTTCACTGTCAAACGGAACATCTTCGTTATTGACTAGGTTAGTGTATTGGTTCCAAAGCTCTTGCGTCTGAACGAATTCATTCTCAAAGCGCCGACGAGAACCTTCTAGAGGGTCGCGCTTTTCGCCCGCACCTTTCTTCTTCCCACCCTTTTTATCATCACCGCCAGCGTCAATCGAAACGTTAGGTGCATTAAGTGCTTCGCCACCTTGTAGGTACGAGTCTCTATCACCAATCCTCTGTTCGATTAGAGCATCTAGTGCGGCTTGCTCGGCAGGGTTCTTAGCGTTCTTTCTGGCGTTAGTAAGTCGAGTGATATCCCGCTGTGCATCCTGTGCTAAGGCAGCGTTCTTTTGCTTCTCTAGCTCTAGGCCCTTCTTACCGTCCTGAGATACATTCCCATCGGCCATAAGCTTGTTGTATTTAGCTCTGGTAGCAGCATACGGGTCTTCTCTGGAATACATGTCGGTATAGTGTTGACTAACCGCAACTCTAGTAGCAGCAATAGTATTGGCGTTCTTCATATTGAAGCCCTTAACGCCAATCGCTAGCTCACGCCTTTTCTGAGCAAGCTGTTGTGGAGTATACTTAATAAAGGCAGCGCCTCTATCTCCTGCATTTCCACCTACCCAATAACCACCATCGTCAACCTTCTTTTTATCAGCAAGTAGACGCGCTCTTTCCTTCTTTGCTTCTCCCGCCTCTGACCATGCACCACCTTGTTCAGCATGGTCTAGGAGCGCTTTATTCTTCTGAGCCGCTGACTGTGCATTTAATGCACGAACAACACCCCAAATAGCACCAGCAAGAGCAAGAGCAATACCAATAGCGCCAGCCATTCTTAATGCAATAGCACCAATACCCATAGCAGCAGCAGCACTAGCACTCTTTGCAATGCCTAGTGACACTGCGAGGCTTCTCATTGCAGTACTAAATCGACCAGTTACTAGCGCAGCCGCACCAGCCCGACCAATGAAGACATTCATCAGGGCGATGATACCCTTCAGAGCCATGCCAAAGACGCGCATAACGCTTAGCAGGGTACCAATGACAAGCTTACCACCCCACATTACAGCGAAGATTTTAGCCGCTGTTACAATCTCTGTGCGCCACTCATAAGCAATCTTGATTGCCTTAACGAACATGTTGACAACAGCCTTCATTGAATTCTCAACACCAATGGCGAAGTTAACGCCAGCGGGAGAATTCAAGAATACCATTAGACCCTGAATCTGATTCTTTAGTGTTTCAATGAAGCTAGTCTTACCGGGGCGATGCTCCATATTAGCAACGAAGTTCTGCCAAGCGGTACCTAATCTTGCCAATAGGCCGCTCCAAGTCTTCATCATTGAAAGAGCAGCACCACGGTGTTCATCATTAAGCACCGCAAGCATCTTAGCAATAGCTGACCTTGCTTCTACAGTACCCTTCTTAACCTCGTCATAGAAGTCAGCCATAGACAAGCCCATACCTCTAGCCATAGAAGCCATAGCATCAGGAATGTGTTCACCAATCTGCTGTCTTAGTTCTTCCATTGAAACGGCGCTCTTACCAACCATCTGCTGTAGCGCGATAGCGGCACGGTCTAGCTGTTCATCACTACCACCAAAGGCAGCGATTGAGTCCATAAGGGTCTGAAGCCCACCATTAAGTGGGTCGAGTCCAGAAACCTTCATTCTAACGAAGGTCTGTGTAATCTTATCAAGAGAGAATGGGTTAGTATTAGCTAGCTCAACAAGCTGCTTTCTAGTTTCTAAAGCCCATTGCTGCTTAGCAATCTCAGTAGTTTGACCAGAGAGATTCTTAAGAAGCTGCATCTGCTTTTCGTAAGCAGCATTAGTCTTAATGATGCTGTAGATAAGTGGCGAAAACCAGAACAAGCCCTGATAGGTAAGAGTTCTTAGAGCGGTAATCTGAGCAACGTGTCTACGGAAGCTCTCTGCCATGCTGATACTTGCACGGTTGAGTCTGTGGAATGCACCGGTTGCTCTTCCAGCAGAACCAGCGGCAGCATTGTTAGCACCAGCAGCACGTGTAGCAGCACCAGCAGCCGCACCTAATCCACCTGTAGCAGCAGCCGTTGAACGAACTAGACCACGTAGCTGAGTATTAAGTGTAGAGATAGTTGTGCTTAGCGCAGCGGCCCTACGATTGAGTGAAGTTAAAGATGCCCCTGCCCCACTGGCCGAGGTTCCCATGGCCTTTAGACGCGCTCCTGAGGCGTTCAGGGCGGTACTGAAAGCCCTTAGGTCGCCAGCCGACCCGCGAGCCTGTTTGCCAAGCCTATCAATAGCATTCCCGGTAGTATTAACGGTATTTCTAAGACCAGTAATACTAGATTTTAGTGTATTGACTGATGTAGTTAGACGGGTAATAGCACCAGCGCCCTGATTCATCTTACCGATGAAGGACGTTAGTGCTTTGTTACCAGCCGCGATATTTGTATTGAAGGAAGTGAGCTTGCTATGGGCGTCTTTAAGCGCCCTAGTTAAACCAGAGGCATCACCATCAATCTGAATAACTAATCTATCTGACATTATCCGTGTAGTCTTCTCAGCTTCTCCCAAGCTCCTTCTTCCATTGGGATGGTTCCGCTTCTCTGTTCAATTACTGGTTCACCATATTCTTGTCTTAGTTTTGTGGTGATTGCTGTATAAGCTTCAGCATTTTGAGAGGACGCAAGGAGTTGAATTAGGCGCATGTCTTCTTCTGCTCGAATGCGACTAACATTTCTATTATATAGGGAAAAGACTCTTAATGGAAGCTCTAAGACTACATCATAGTCTAAAGAATAAAAACGAGTAAGACGGGAAATGAAGAAGGGAAGGTCAATAGCCTCTACAGCTATTCCTTCCCCGTCGATTCCCCCGTTGGTTCCGCCTCTGGACCCTCCTCTTCAGCTTGGTCTTCAGCTAGGCCACGAATGGCGTTAAGCTGTTCCATAGTAAGAGCTTCAAACTGCTCTCTGGTAATGGTAGGGAAAAGCTGAACTAGAGCGTCAATAGTGACTTCGATAAGCCGGTCAGCGCTCTCAATAGTTGCTTCTTCAGAAGTAGCGAGCTTTTCAATTTCGGCTTGAGCTTTAAGCTGGTGGATATAGTCTTTAACAGTAAGTGTCTTCATAACATGTTCGACACCACCAAGGACGACTACTTTATCTCTCTTGGTTTCTAATTGGTCTAGGTTAACAATTCTGGTCATAAAATCCTATTCTCTTTGTAATGGAATAATCCTGAAGGTTTACGGACTCGAACGACACGCCTAACCTTCAGGACTATATCTAAGAACCAAAGCCTAATTAGGCAGTGGCACTCTCGTCACCAATAACATAGAGTAGGCCAGTTGACAAGTCAGGATAGGCATAAAACTCAACGTTGTAAATTCTCTCTTCATCTAGCTTGTAAGCAAAGGTGAAGTCACCCTTGGGGCAACAAATTGGGAGAGTAAAGTCAAAGTTGTTTGAACCGGCAGCCTGAGCAATCGGATGGAGAACAAGCTTATCAGCGAAGGTTCTAAGTGAAGCACCAGTTGAGGTACCAACATTTAGCTTCTTCTTCGTGGGTACTGTTCCGTCAGTAACGAGAGTTGAATTTGGAATAACTTCAGCAAGAAGAGTTACATCGGTTTCGGCCATAGGAACCTTAACCATTGCAGTTCTACCAGTGATGTATTCGTTGATTTCCGTTGAACCAAACTGGTCAACAGTAATCTTGTAGGTTTGTGTCTGAACCTGTACTTCAACGCCACCCTTAGTTAAACCAAGGTCGGTAGAACCGAAAAGGACGCTGCAAGTCCCAAGATGGACATTGTTAGCATTAGTGTTCGTATAAGGCATCAGCTATAACTCCAATAAGAATATCAGCGATGATTATAGCATAGAGGATTAAAAAGGGAAACTACTATTTCTGAACGTAAATCACTTGAAACGTAATGCTAAATTCTAGCTCTCCGCTCCCACTGCGTCGATAAACTCTAGCCTGATAAAGAGGACGACACTGCTTAACCTTCATCTGTCCTGTCTCAGTTTCATTGAAGGTTAGTGCCGCTTGAGCCAGCTTGCACTTCTCTAGACCGGCTCGGTAGTCAGAGTTACGCACAATGACTTGGAACTTAGCCTTCATATAGAAGGGTCGTTCAGGGTCGATTGCTGGCGGGTCATTGGAAGGATAAACGATAATGCAATTGCTTACGTCAGGGGGTGAGTGGTACGCAAAGATATCCGTACCAGCGGTGCCTAAGCCCGCATTCTCTAATAGGTTCGTGATATCTTCATGCTCGTACATTACTTACCCCAATTCTTCCTTACTGCTTGTCGAATAAGAGCAATAGCTTTAGCCTTCTCAGTTTCAATGGCACGTTCTAGATACTTGCCACCTACTTCGTGTCCTGCTGCCAACTTAGCGGCGCTCTTAGGCCCCATGCTAGTATAGTTTTCATGTACTTCCATTGCGTAGTTCGCAACGTCCCTAGGCTTCTCAGAGCCATGACCAATGCCGCTTACTTCAATAGTAAAGCGCACGTGGTCTGCTGCTGTGATTGTCTTTTCAATGTGATGTGCTTCCTCTAGGTTGTGTGTATCAACCGGAGAATTGCTTTGACTCTTCGCCATGATAATCTCAGCACCCTTCTCGGTAGCAATACGCATTTCTCTATTGAAGCGTCCTTGCCTAGCGAAAAGGTTCTGCCTTAGCTTATCAAGGTTGAACTCACTCGAATATCTCATTCCCATTATTGTTCATCCCCAAATTTATCTGCTGTCTTTTCTAAGTCACACTCGTAGTGGTCTAGCTGGCCTTGTACGTTATAGCGTGGTTCAACTTCTTTGATGTTGAACACTTTGTTATCAACAATCACAATGTCACCGTGCTTAGGAACATGCTTCTTGGCGACAAGGATTCGCCCTGAAGCGTGGAACTCCTGAATGTTACCTCTGGTAGCAGAGCTATCCGCTCTAACCGTGGAGTCTTCTGTCTTCGTATCAAACCGCACTAGGGCAAAGCGAATGGCCTCTTTGTCACCATAAGAGTACTGACCATAAAGGTCGGCTGGCCCTTTGCGCCGGATATGACAGGTGCGATTTGGTATAAACACTAGCTTAGCCTTATGATTGAATTACTGTTGGGATGAAAGATTTCATCACGCACAGCAAAGTAGTTTACCTCATTAGGGTCGTTTACTGCAATAACTTTACCGTGGTGTTCATGGTTAGAGTCTACGTTTTCAATTGTGACTTCCTGAATACCATTAAGAATAGCAGCACCAGCAATAACGTCATTGTAATTCTTTACCAGATAGTCCCTCGTAACCGTCCTAACGTACTTGGTAGAGTTAATCTTGCGACCAAGCTTGTCAGTATAGTAGAAGCTCAAATCCCTATGGTTAAAGACTAGGTTGTAAGCGGTTTGGTAATCATTCATCGCCATAACCGTAAGAACCTTTGTCCTTAGAAAGTTGTTTATGTACAGGATATCCTTTGAGGATTGGAGCTTGATAGCGTCATACAAGAAGTTTGTATTGTCGCTTAAGTACGTAGCCCAATCTTCGTCTTCTAGTACCTTTACCGAGATTGCTTGAGTGTCTGTTTCCACCATCGTCTTAAGTTTCTCATAGATACCGACAATGGCAGTTACTTCACGCTCTAGGTAAAGCTTATGAGCATTGTTTGCTTCCTTGGTGAAGGCATCTAATGAACGGGGTGTTAGTTCCGCCGATAGGATGGTTCGATTGTAGGAAGCTAGTAACGATTCAAGGAAGCTTGTGTACCTTATTGAAACTTCGTTAGCAATACTGCTGAAATCTGCTTGTCTCGACATTACGCTCTATTAACTCTCCAAGTCATAGAACTGGCACTGTCTAGGTAGAGCCACTTCTTTAGGAAGACTTCTGCATCATCCGAAAGACCGCTCTTATTGACAGGAATACCAGAAGACTTGAAGAACATTGACGACTCACCAATCGTTTCTGAGATAATACCAGAGCGAATCTTGTCCCGAATAGGACTGTCTTCTACGATAGCATTAGCCTCTGCAATTTGTGCTTTCTTTAGGTCCGATAGGAAGTCAGCATTAAGAGCATTGAAAGTAGCAAGGCTTAGGGTTTTAATATTCAAGATGGTTGTGGTACCGTCACTGAACTTAAGCTTTGCAATGCGACTGAAAGCTTCCTCTAGAGCGACCGCCTTAAGCTCGTCAGGGAGTGCGTCGAAGTATTCCTGAGGCTCAGCCATGCCAGCACGAACAAGAGCGCTTTGTGCAAACGTCATAAAGCTATCGGTAAGGGGAGTCAGGATTAGCTGATTACCCTTTAGGAGATAGACTTGTGAAACTGCGTACTCTCCTGAAGCATTGATAAGCCAACAGTTAAGCATCCTTACATCACGCTTAGCTGTGGTTGTATTAACTACCGCAGGGATACTAAGGCTTGAGCGGGTATTAGAGGTATCAAAGGCAGGGTCAGCTTGTCTTGCCTGTAGCACTGTCCCGGCAGCATCTAATACTTCGTATTCAAAGCCTGTAAGTGTAAGGGCTGTTCCATTGTACTCATAAGGTACTTCAATAGTAACAGCAGTATTAGATGCGAACTCTAGCATTACTCAGTTCCTTGCTGTGCCTTCACAATGTCGTCAATCATCCTGTTAATCTCGACGCCTTTAACGTCGAACTCTTTGGCGATTTCACGGATAGCTTTAATGCCACCCTCAGAGGCTACTTCTAATAGCTTCTCACGGTCGTACTTAAGCTCTACTTTTTGTTCTGTTTGCTCGTCTTCAAGTGTTGGTGAAGGAGCAACAACTTCCGCTGATACATGACCAATACCAGCCATAGTAACCGCAGCGCCAACCTGTTCATCACTGTCTACTCTAACTAGCCGTATAACGGCACCTAAACGCGCAATCTCTTGGTCGGTAAGAGGGCGTTCTGAAATACCATCCTTGAAGGGTACTGTTCCCACTAGGCCAGTATAACAATTCCAACCAATAGCATCAATTTTACAAATGTACATAAATATTCCTTGTAATAAAAAAGGGTGCTACCCTTTTGGAGTAGCACCCTCATTATATATCAAACTAGCTATCTAAACAAGTTAGACGTTAGTTACACCCTCAAGTCGAGCAATGCTCTTGGTGGACTTTAGCGCAAGGCTAACGTACCACTTAAGACGGTATCTCCAAGCATCGTAGCTCTCGCGGGTACCAAGGTTCTCAACAACAACACCGGCTGTTGGGTCGCCGTAGATACCGTGTACACCGTCAGTGGTATTAAACCGGACAGCGTAGATTGAGGTACAAACAGCACCAGAAGAACCCTTGACTTCATCAGAAGGAAGGTACTCAGTTAGGATGATAGGAATACCATCATAAGCAGGAACCAAACCGTCGAAGTCACGGATTTTAAGCTGCTCAGGCATCATACCACCAGCAGTACGCATTAGAGCCTTTAGGGCGCGGTACGTACCGTAGCGCATGATTAGAGCATCAGGACGATGGGGAACTAGGTGGATAAGCTCGTCCAGCTTATCAAAAGTTAGAGCGCCACCGTTCGCACCAGTTGCAATGGTCTGACCAGCAACAGTGAGAACCTTTAGACCGTCGAAAGACTTAGCGTTACCAGCAACAGAACCATTAACAAGAGTATCGCGGAACTGCATATCAACAGCCTTAGCAGCACCAGCAAGGGCTTCTGCAATCTGGTTGTTGGTATCATTCATAGTACCAGCGAGGAACTTATCAATGTCAACGTTGTGAGCTAGAATCTTTAGGGTCACAGTGACTTGGGTATTAGTTGGCGCACCCTCACCGATAGCTTCGTTCGGGTCGTAGAAGCTAATGGTAGGTAGAGTGCCTTCACGGTTGTACACATAAGCCTTATGGTTAGTGCCAACGAATGGGAGCAACGCATAAATAGCGTCACGCTTAATGATTTCTTCAATGACGCCAGAAACAAGCTGATTGTTACTTAGTCGTTCTGCGTCTGCTCTTAATAGTGGCATATCAAACTCCGTTTTTCTAATTTCGGAGATTAATATACCACTACTAATTGTTTATTACAATACTAATTGTTTAAGTTGTGCTAGTTATTGAGGTTTCTAGGGGCGAAGTTCTTCTCATTAGCTAATCCAGCCGCAATTTTGCTTACTGTATCAGTATAAGTCTTCTTCTCTAGGTCTGCCTTAACATTGCTGGCTTTACTTCCTGCGCCTTGGCGACCCTCAGCCTTTAGGAGATATTCTTTGTCAGGGTCATTGTTGATAATCTCAGCAATTGCATCATCGAACGAAAGAGGCTCGCCGGTCGCACTGATTAGCGGAGTTCTGTCAGTGGCACCCTTGGGCTTATCGTAAGCTACGAGCTTACCATCTTCAATATCAAAATGCTGTGCGTAGAGAGCGCGAGTCTTATTGGGAGTGAGCGCTAGCTTTTCCTGAATGAACTTTGAGTGAGCAAAAGCATTGCCGAGAGAGAGTTCATCAACAGAGCGCATAGCGGCCTGTAGCTTCTCTTCCATTTCTTTGACGCGCTGTTTTTCAGCTTCAATTAGGGCGTCAGCCTTTTCCTTCTGCTTAGCGAGTAGTCTTTCATACTCACCCTTACGCTCTAGCTCCTTAGTCTCTGCCTCTTCAGCAGCCTTAAGTGCTTCACGCGCAGCCTCTAGGTCAATGCCGCTGTACTTTTCCTCAATGGCCTTAACCGCTGAGTCCTTTTCCTTAAGCTTAGCCTTAAGCGCCATTACTTCCTTTAGTAGCTTGGCCGCTTCGTCTGAGGTCTTTTTACCTTTGTCTTCGGTTTCTTTGGTTTTGTTTTTGGCTTCTTCGCGGGCTGCATCAGCAGCGGCTTTAGCAGCGGCATCATCATCACCTTCATCGGTAACAGTGGTCTTGGTATCCTCAATGGGATTACCATCTTCGTCTAACATTCTATTTTACCTTTCTCTTGGTATATTCTGGTCAGTTCTCTTAGACCTATTTACTGGTGGGTTTATTATTCTGGCCCTGCCTACCAGTGGATTTCGGAAGTGGTGACTTCTGGACGCCTCCCATTGCTGCTATCTCTTGAGCAGTGGGTTCCTTAAGCCATTCGTCCCTAATATCCTTTTCAATCTTTTCTTTTAGTTGCTTGCTTAAATGTGGATAAAGCTTCTCGACAAGATTAGTCATTTGCTCTTGCCGTAGTAGCTTTGGTCCCTGAATTATAGCAAGATTATTAGCAATGTCAAATTCATTACTTAGGTTGCGAACATCAAAGTCGCGTGAGTACTTAACGTAATCCTCAACGTCTTCGATATCTACATCATCGCCGTTCCACGCTTTCACTAGTCGTACAATTCTATTCTCACAGAACTCTAGAGCCTGTGCCTTAGTAGCAAGCATTGCATTCATGCGCTCAAAGTCATAAGCCTTGGCGACACCGGAACTGTTATCAATCCCAACAGCGTTGTCTTCCTTGGTTCGCTCGCCAGCCATACCAACAGAGTGATAAATCTCATTGATAATCTTCTGGACAACCGCAATAATTACCTGAGCCTGTTTAGGGTCAGGAGAAATGTATTCAGGCTTGTTCTGAGTGTCACCGGAGTATAGGAAGATTCTCTTGGTCCCGAACTCTAGGAGCTTTTGACCGATACTATTTTCGTCAGTATCCGAGAACGCTACAGCTTCAGCAGGGATAACCAACTGACTGAAAGTTTGGTCCTGAATAATGGCGTCAAGGTTAGAGAGGTAGTTAGCTGCCGCTCTATCTAGATACGCAATGTCAGCAATTAGAGCCGTGCTAGTGTAAGCATTCTCTGTTTCGCTATGGTCTAGATAAGTGACAGGAACGACTCCAAGGTCATGGTCGCCTTGGTCTTCAATAGCGTACTTCTTGTTAGTGCCTGAGCCTTCGACCTTGAATAGGAACCACGACTCTCTAGTCCACACACGAACCTTATGAGTAATCTCACCGGTATAGGTTAAGAAGTCGCTATCGTCGCGGTGCATTTCCCTAATCTTAATCCAATTAAGCTCACCATCGTCATTGAAGGAAAGGTCAATTACATCAGTAGGGGCAACGGTATAGCAATAGGTTCTAGCGTTGAGCTTCTTGGCCTGTGCAACAGTAGTAGCTCCACCGGGGCTTGAACTATCAACGACAATCCACACTCTGCCATAGATGCTAGACAGAGCGCTTGTGATGTTCATAAAGTTTGTAATATCGCGCTTCTGAAGGGTAGCGTTAGACCAGAATGCTTTTACGTAATCTTCAGCGTCTTCCTTACGGGCAATCTCAGCTTTGAAGATGTACTTGTTTACTAGGTCAACTACTTCCCGCGTATGGTTGAATCGGTAAGCACGTTGGACACGCTCTGAATATTCCTCGGTACCTTCCTTGATATACTGGAAGATGTTTTTCTCGAACCACTGACGACCACCATCATAAGTAGACTTATAGAAGTTCCACTCTGGTAGCATATAGTCATATTCGGGGTGCTTTGTCTCAATTACTTTAGCTAGTGGGTCAGCCATGTTAATCCTCTAATTCTTCGTACTTTAGCACAATTCTTATTATCGGGACACCCCATAATACTGCTTCTTTACTACAGGGAAGCGGAATTCAATGGGATAGCCGAGAGCATCGGCCATGTGTTCAGTGCCGAGCTTCTTGTTAACTTCTCTGCTACCTTCTTTGTAGATAGTCTGTTCAAGTGACTTGATTAACTCTTTGCAATGCGAGCTAACGTACAGTCTAGTCTCACCGGAAGCGGTCATAAACATACGGTTGACTGAGTTAATACGGTCGGCAACTAGAGGGTGCTTTCTCTTGTAGAAAATCTTACGGAAGCCTTGCTGCCGTAGGATATCCAAGTCGGACTCGCCTCTGGTATGGCCTCTGGCACTACCAGCAGGGTCAGGATATATCTCAATCAACTTCTTTAGCTCTGGCCTGAAGAACTTGTTCTCAAGAGCCTCAGCTACTTCGTGAGTGCTTGCATTCTTTAGGTTCAATTCGTCTACTACCCAAATTTGTCCATTGGGTTGTGGTTGGAGAATCACCGTACTCATTGGGTCGATGTTGAAGTCCTGTCCAATCCAAATCGGGAGAGTAGGATTGAAGGGCAGGAAGTTCTTTGCGTGTATCTTACGGTCGAAAGCGTAGTAGACCTTTCCTTGCATAGTCTCAAAGCTTGCCATGTACTCTTGCTCGAATGATTTACGGTCAAGGTTTCGTCTAGCCGCCTCAATTTCATCCCTTGGAATGAAAGGATTGTCGGCGGTCACAAACTGCCATGACTTCCAGCCGTGCTTTTTCCACTCTCTATCATAGCCGCGCATGTACAAATCATAGAGCAAGTTGAATGACTTAGGGGTACCAGCTACTACGACTCTACCTCTACGGTCGGTAAGAGTAGGGTAAAGAACCTTCTCAAAAATCTCAGGCTTAAAGTCCTGATATTCGTCCATACAAAGGAGATTAATACCGGAACCTCGTAGACCATCAGGCTTATCAACACCAAACAGGGAAATACTAGAGCCATTCCATAACTCTAGGATAAGCTCGACCTCTGACTTCTTCTTGATAAAGGAAGGTGGAATAGCTTGCTTTAGCTCAGTCCACATGAGTCGCTTAGCCTGTTTGTAAGTAGGGGCAACATACCAAACCACTGACCTAGGATTGGTAAAAGCCTCTTTGATAATCTCAGCCTTAAGCCCTTGTGTCTTGCCGAAGCGTCGGCCACATACCATCACCTTGAAGCGGGCAGGGTCGTTAAAGACTAATGCTTGTGCCGGATGCAGCTTGATATCGAACGTAGGAGTAGTAACCATTAGCCGTTCGTTAAATCTTGCCCCTCAGGGTCTTTATCTTCGTCTTGATTATCTTCGTTAAGCTCCGCGAATTCTTTAGCGTAAAGCTCTTGAGCTTCCTTAAGGTCGTCAAGTTCTTTCTGGCTATAGACACCGATGTTAAAGTCTAGGTGGTCGTCGGGCTGTGCATCAGGATTGTAAAGGTCATAAAGGTGGAACATGTCGTTCCGAATTGTCTTATAGACCTTGGTAGCCGCAAAGATTGCATCAATCTCTGGCTTACAAGAAGCGATAGACTTATCGCCCTTCTTAGCTTCCATGATTTGATTCATAGTGAGAGTCATTAGGAAGTCTCCATACCGGAGAAACTTCTTCTTAAAAGCGTAGATTTCCTCTACTAACTTTTCTCTCTCTTCTTTGGATTTAGCTTCTACCTCTTTGTAGACCGAGTGAGCCTTAGCCCCTCTCTTTATCCCTCTTCTCTTTAGACCTTGGGATAAAGCTGCTTCAGAGATTCCAAATTTCTCTGATAAGTCTTTTAAGGTTACTTCCCCCATTTCCCAAAGAGAACTAATAACAATCCATTGACTCTCTTTAAGTCTCTTTGGGGATTCAATTTCTTCTTTATCTGATTCAGTTTCCATAGAGTCAATAGTAACACTAAAGCTCATACTTAACAAGTTTTAAGTTAGGAATCTAAATTGAATCTCTGAATCAATTAGGGATTAAAGGGATTCTACAAGCTCACACTTATCGTGTCAATAGCTCTTAGATAACTTCTGAAGCTTTGGTTGTCACACAGAAGACTCTTACGCTCTTCCCTTCTCTTATGACTCTTTCGCGGCGTTCAACATAACCGTTGTCAGCTAAAATCTTAATTGAATGGAGACAGGCATCCCTTTTTACATCATAAGAGAGCCGCCCCATAATGTCATAGACACTACAGGGTGTTCCGTCCTCGTTTCCGTCCTTAATGGTGCGGAGAATCTCAATCTGTTTATTAGTCCATCTTATACTCATGTCCATCCCTTAAAATATTTGTCTACTTCGTCGTAGTCTTCTTCTTCAAAATGCTCACCTACGTCACAGTCGTTACAGATACGGGCTTTGAATCTGTTTTTACATAGGCCGCAGTCGTCAAATTTGGAGCATTCAAAAATCTCGTCTTCATCATCCATATATTAGTCTAACTTTTCATTAATCTTCTTGATGAACTTCCGAACACGACTGTCCTTCCGCTCAACATACTTCTGTGCGCGGGGAAGCATATCATATAGCTCTTCCTCGACTTGTTCTTGTGTCCAATCACCAATCCCTAGGCGCTTGTTGTAATTGTCTTTAAGCTGAGCGCTTGCCTTGGTCATTTCCACTTCTAGCGGGGAACCAAAGTACTCGTTAGCTACTACAGCTTCTACCACTTGGCCGAAGAATTCATCCTTGCGGGCAATCTTCTTGATAAACTGTGACAGGGCAATAGCGACCACAATTGGGGAAGCATAGGCAATGCCGATTGTGCCAAGCCAAGCATAGGCCGCACCATAAACGACAAGGCTAGGGAGCAAATGCCACCAGAACCTATGCCAATACTGTTGCCATTCCTGCATCCCCACAGCAACGGGGAAAGGATGGTCCTTATTGATTAGAATTCTAAATGCATTGTTGTTGGATTCATCTGATAGAAATGTTGGGGGTAATAGAAATAACATACTCATTTGCTTTTTCTTTCAATTAGTAGGAAATATAGGGCTTCAGTATAGTTGCTGTATCCATCGGGATACATGAAGCCATAGTCGGAAGCTGTCTTAGAAAGGATAGCTTCAATCTCTTCGGCTTTCTCAATCTCTAGCCGGAACTTCAGAGTCTTGTGCGTGTCTTCTTCCTCGCGTTCCTTCCTAAGCTCTTCAGTGAGCCTATCAGTCAGGTCGTCGGTATCAGGAAGGTCTAGCGGAGCCTCAGGGATAATCTCTACCAGAAGGTCCGTTTCCATACTGTCTAAAAGCTTGCTTAGAAGCTCGGTATCATCTTCACCGTAGCGAGTGTTGTCCACTAGGGAGATTTGCTTGGCCTTGTTATCGTCTATCTCCCCTAGGTTGACGATTGGCACTGTTTCTAGTCCTAGTTCTTTTGCAGCTTCGCATCTGTGGAAGCCTCCTAGGATTTGGTAATCATCGCCTACTTTCCTGACGACAATCGGCTTGAAGCTTCCAAGTTCTGTGAGTGATTTCTTCAGCTTCTCAAAGTTCTCACGGTCCACTTTGTTACTGTTCCAAGGATTTGGTAGTAACGCAAAGGGACTTATTGTAGCAAACATCATTTGACTTCAATTCCTTTGTGTAGTAATACTCACAGTAACAGATTGTGAGCTTATGGTCAAACGAATTGAAATAGTTTCTAATGCCTTAAAGGCTAAGTTGATTAATCCAGATGATGAAGCAAAGAAGTTAGTAACAGCAGCACTAAGCTACTACGTTGATGGTTACGACAAGACCTATTCTTTCAAGGCTGGTCATTGGGATGGTCGCTCGACCATGTTCAATTGGTCTAACAATACCTTCCCTGTGGGCTTTAAGAGCCTTGTGAACGCCCGTTTGTTCAAGGCAGGGTATCAGGTGGTAAATGTCGCTAAGCCTCTTCCTGAGCCGCTTGGCGAGGTTCCTGAGACACTAGGCGGTTTCTCCTACTCTGACCGGTACGATTATCAGTGGGAAGGTATCAAAGAACTAGAGCGCCGAGGCATTATGATTTCTCGGTTTGCTACTGGCGCTGGTAAGACTTTCCACGCTGCTCTAGCTACTGCTCGTATCAATCGGCCAACCCTAATCCTAACCAAGCGCCAACCACTCCTGTATCAGTTTTGGGAGCGATTGGGTGACTTCGGTTTCAAGCCGGGGATTGTAGGTGACAATCGTTTCCTCATTAAGCCTGAGCTTACGGTTGCCATGGCGCAGACTCTAAGCAAGCGGTTAGAGGCCGATGATGAAATGGGAGAGGCGGTTAGGCGCTATCTCAACGGTGTTGAATTCATTATTGGTGAAGAGGTCCATGAGATTAGCGACAACACTTACTTTAACGTTATTAATAATTGCCCTAATGCTCATTATCGGTTAGGACTTACTGCTACGCCTTTCATGGCGACCGACTCAGAAGTAAATATGCGGTTACTCGGAGCCTTCGGCCCCATTGGAATGGAAGTAACTGAGAAGACTCTAATTGACCGGGGCATCAACGCTAAGCCTATCTTTAAGGTAGCCCACTATGAGGCCCCGCCTAAGCTCAAGTTCAATAGCAATTATCACAAGGCAATCTTTGAGGGCATCACTCACTGTGACTCTCGCAACAATTGCATCGTAGAGCATGTAGAGAAAGCTGTAGCACGTAAGCTACCAGTAATTGTCCTTGTCCAGAGACAGGACCATGGCAAGGTACTCAAAGCACTAATAGCTGCAAAGGGTGTTAGGGTCGAATACATCTACGGAGAAGACGATAGTAAAGAGCGAAGCTTAGCTCTAAAGAAACTTGGTACCGGTAAGATAGATGTTCTTATTGGTAGTAGAATTGTTGATGTAGGGGTTGATGTTCCCTCGATTGGTCTAGTAGTAATGGCGGGCGGTGGAAAAGCCGAAGTAGCCTACCGGCAACGGATTGGTCGCGGACTTAGAGAGAAAAAGGGTACTGCTAACGTTTGCTTCGTTCTGGATTTTTTTGATGCTCATAATACGCACTTGTACGAGCATTACAGAGAACGCATTCGGTTCGTTAAGAGTACTCCCGGCTTTGCTGAGAACTTACTAAAAGAAGGACAAGATTTCCCTTGGGAACTATTCGATTAAATAAGTGGGTGCATCTTGGTAAACGGCATCCAAGTGGTAGTGAAGATTACTTTGATGGTAGCTGGCGCTATGTGTGTGGAGACACAAAGAAAGTAATGATTTACGTCGAACAAGATGATGGTCCACTTAGAACTGTAACTTTCACCAACACGACTCTTTCCAGAGCCATTATTGCTCTATACCTTGAGAACGTTCATAACCCTGTTGATATTTGGATTAGCCGAGAGGCTTTGCTGAGAGGCAACCCTACTCCCGGCTTTGCTACCGAGAAACCCAAGGATTGGTTTTCCGATAAGGACAAGGAAAAACAGTGGAAAGAAGCCCAAGCGTTTATTGCTGAAGCTCGCGCAGAGGCTTATGAATCTGTTGCTGGTTTTGGAATGTTTTAATGCTCATTGGTCTTTGTGGAAAGCCTCAGTCAGGCAAATCAGAAGTACGAACCTTACTTGAACGGGTTGGTTATCAAACTGTCAATACTAAAGCTCCCTTGATTGCTGCCTGTAGCGCTCTGACAGGTATGGACGAACGCTACTTCCTCTCACAATCTGGTAAGAAGATGCTCTATAAAGGTGTCCCTCTCCGCACCATTATGGGTAAGGTTCAGGATACGATTGAGGAACTGTTTGGCGATTATCACTCTATTGAGCGCTCACTGAATACGCTCGACTGCATGGATTATGTGGTGGTTGACTCCCTGCGAAAGACACAACCGCTTAGCTTCCCCGGCTTGATAGTCGAAGTAGTCTCTGACCGTAGCATTGATACCGGTAGTGACTTCGACCAATATAGCCGTGACCGTATCGACTATACCATTGAGAACAATGGTACTTTTGGGGAATTAGAAGACAAGGTATTTAAGATGTTAGAAGAGCTTGGTATTAGATAATGTTAATGTCACAAGACGACTTAGAAAACTTCTGCCCCGGTATAGTTGATGAAATTGAGCGCTTCCTTCAAGAAAAGTACAAGGGCAAGAATGAGGCGGTAATCTATGCGCTAGGTGAAATACTTCACAACCGATTAGAAGTTGCGGACCTAGAGCTTGAAGAAAAAGGTGCTGTTGTTGCTACTCTCATTAGTGGTTTCGTAGAGCTAAATGAGGATGCCTTAGCTGCTCATAGGCAGATTCAAAAAATCATTCGTGAACAAAAAGCTGGTACTGTTCATTAGTTCTGTTATAATCATTACATGATTGAGAAACCCCAACCGGAAAGCAGCGAAGTTTTTACTATGTCTAACGGTGAAAAGATTCGCATAGAGTTTGACCGCATTTTCATCTATAAATCTGCTCAAAAGGCTAGCCAAACAATTGTTGAGCTAGGTTACGCTCCTGACACAGAAACCATTAACTTGGATATATCTTTTGAAGCCTTTGATGAAAAGTACCAAGCTAATCGCAAAGCTTGGAAAGAGTATTGGGCTGGTCAACATAATTCCCTCTATTAATTCTACTTGAACTAAAGTATACTCTCCGTTCTTAGCTAAGAATTGGAGATTTATACATGGCTGGTGTTAAAGCAAGAATTGACGTTAGCGTTTCTGCTGTTCAGAGTGGTTCTGCGGACCTAGGTACGCCCACTATGACTGCGGCGGCTGCTAAGTCACTATTAACAACCGAGGGTACAAGTACTGTTAATGAAACAGATGTACTCTTTTCTGATGCACGTACTATCGCTGCTTCAGGCACAGACGACCTTGACCTTCGTGGCACACTTCTAGACGCATTTGGTGCAACCATCAACTTCGCAGAAGTTATTGCAATCTACGTTGAGGCTTCTGGTACAAATACTAATAACGTTATTGTTGGTGCTGCTGCTTCCAACCAGTTCGTCGGTCCTTTTGGCGCTGCTACCCATACTGTTGCTCTTGCTCCCGGTGAGGCTTTCCTTGTCACGAACAAGAACGGTTGGGCTGTAACTGCTGGTACTGGCGACCTTCTACGTATTGCTAACTCTGGTGCTGGTACTTCAGTGAAGTACAACATCATCCTAGTTGGTCGTACTGCTGCTGCTTAACAGTTAAACGTACTTTGAACTCATTAGAGCGCTGCCTTTTGGTGGCGCTCTTTTTTTAGCTATTATTCTATTGATTTTAGGCGTACAATTCTTGGTTTGGAGAATTGTTCTATGTTCAAGAAATTGCTAGCGGCACTGGTTGCATTAGCCGCATTGGGGTCTACTCCCGCTTTAGCGGCCTCTACCCCTATTAATCCCGAATTATCTGCTGAACTTCCGCCTTTTCTAAAATCTCCACCTAAGGCTAATATCAACATCTTTGCAGTTCGTTTAATCCGTTGTGGTAATTCCTCTGGCACTGCTTTCTATATCGACTCTAAAGGTATCTTCGTGACTGCTTACCATGTTTCCGAAGAAGAAAGATGTTTTGATATAGCAACTGGCGATGAACTTAAAGCTTACCATAGCGATAAGAAAAACGATTTTGCTCTACTAACTCTTGATAGTAAAGGTGACGGTCGTACCTTAGATATTAGCTGTGCGGGTTTCAAAACTGGTAAGAAGTATTACACTCTTGGTTGGGCTAATGGTTACAACTTAGTCCTATATGAGCTTACTGCTACTGGTAAGTATACTGGTTCAAATTTCACCCTAAGTGGGACTCCCGCCCCCGGCTTGAGGGAACTTAAAGGTGTTCTGATTCCCGGTATGTCAGGTGGGCCTATTATAGACCCTGATACTTGGCGTGTGGTTGGTATCAATAATGGAACTAAGGCTTGGCACACTGCTTGGTCTAGAGAACTTAAAGACACTACCCTCTGCCGTAAATAGTTTTACTTGTTTCGTGTTATAGCTTATACTCATAGTATGAGCTATAACCTTAAAATCACCGTACACAATAACCGTGACTATGAGCAGCCCTTCATTCTTAAGGATGATGCTGGCGTTGTTATCGACCTTACTGGTTGTAAGCTGTCATTTGGTTATGGAACTACAACCAAAGTTCTTGGAACTCATATCACTAGTGGGGGTGCTGCTAATCTGTGCATCTTTATCACTAACGCAGTAGCGGGTGAATTCAAGCTAGTGCTCCCCCATGCAGTTCTCAAGACACTCTCCCCCGGCATTTATGAACATGACCTAGTACTTATCGGTACTGACAACAAGAGAACCGGCATTTGGGCTGGTCAGATGGTTGTCAAGAAAGGTCTTGCATAATGCCTATTGAACCTATGACTCTCAACATCAGGCTCGACCCTGAAACGCCATTCGTTCTTTCTGGTGGCAACCTTACCAACGTCAACCTTCAGCTTAATCCTTCGATTAGCGGAGCCGTAGCTTTGACAGGCCCCAAAGGCGACCCTTCTTTCAAGGGTATTGGTGGATTCGTAGGTGGTATCCCACTTGCTGACGAACCAGTTGTTGTAGGTATTGCACCTTACGACCTAACTTTTACTCTATCCGAATGTAAGTCAGAAGCTTTAGTAGCTGCTACTGCCATTACGGTGTTCAAGATTAAGTGTGAAGGTATTGAAATTGGTACCATTACTTATGGTGCTGGTGCGACCGTAGGAACTGTTGCTTTTACTGACAGTACGGTGGCTAAAGGTGAGCTTGTTACCATCGTTGCTCCCACAACTCCTGATGCTACATTAGCTAACATCACTTTCTTGCTAGCTTCTGCCTAAGTTTTTTGTTAGAATACTTCCTGATATCTATAGATAAAAGGAATATATTCACATGGCTGCAATTTCAGACTATTTTGAGACAGAGATTTTAGAGTGGGCTATGACCACTAATGCTGTCACTCGGCCTACCGCGTGGCACGTTGCTCTGTTTACTGCTGCTCCTTCTGATTCAGGTGGTGGTACAGAGATTTCAACTGGCGGTTATGCCCGTCAATCGGCAACATTTACTGTTACAGGAAACCAAGCAGATAATGATGCTGTTATTGACTTCGTTTCTTCAGGTGATTGGGGCAACATTACCCACGTTGGTATTTTTGATGCTTCAACTGGTGGAAACCTCTTATGGCATGGCGCACTAAGTACTGCACGTGACCCCGCTTCAGGTGACACGGTTCGCTTTGCTGCTGGCGCTCTTGTTGTTTCACTAGACTAACAATCACTAGCGAACGTTACATTAAGGGCGTCGGTTTTTTAATCGACGCCTTTTTTATTTAGAGGAATATTAGCGAACCATGGATGATGCAGAAGTAGAAGCACTAAAGCGACAAGTACATGCTTTGCGTAAGCAAATGGTGTTCTTCGACCATTGGCACAACACTGTTTGCTCACCTTGGTACAAGAGGCTTTGGTGGTTTGCTCAAGGCTTTCGCTTGCACTCGTTAGGACGTTGGTACCGCGCTTCATGGAATGAAAGTGCATCCAAGTACGAGGGAAATAAGTATGGCGACTAAGCTCTTTCTCCGCGATGCCAAGACTAACGCCATAGGTGTGTTCCGTGACCTATCCACAACAGCCGGTTCAGGTGTCGCACCGCTTGGTGAAATTAGTACAACTGCCAGCGGCACAGAAATACAGTGGAAGAATAACGGGCAAACCGAACTACTTGAGTGGATATCAGGAAGAGTACCGGCAGGGGGATTCACTCTTTCTGGTACAATGACGTTCAGCATTTGGGCGCGTGAAAGCAACATGAACGCTAACTGCGGCGCTCGCGCAAAAGTGTTCAAGCGGACTGCTGCGGGTACTGAAAGTCTTCTTGGTACTTTTAATGATGGAGTAGAGTTCGGTACAGGACCGGGTGAATTTGTGTGGACAGGCACCCCGACTTCAACTTCGTTTGCCGAAAATGACCGAATTATCGTTCGCTATTATATTACAAATATTGGTACAATGGCGGGTGGTTTTCTTTGTTCGCTGGACTATGGCGCTCCTGATGCGTCACAGGGCGATAGCTTCTTTCAAATCAATGAAACTGTTACTTTTAAGCCCGAAGATGTTATCCATGATGCTGCCGCTACTCTTAGTGGTACTGGTACTCTTGATGCAGATGCTACGGTCGTCACCCCTTCGGTTATACACTCGGCAGAAGCTACCCTAGCTGGTACAGGCTCTATCCCTACTCAGAGCCTCATTATCATTAAACCAATTGCTTCTACTCTTAGTGGCGTTGGTAATGTTAGTGCTGACCTAACTATTGTCGCACCGCCACAGACTCTTTCTGCTGAGGCTTCTCTAGCTGGTGCTGGTAGCATTACAGCGCCGGTAACAATTGTGGCACCGGTTGCTTCAACATTAAGTGGTGCAGGAAGTGTTACAGCTAGTGCTAATCTTCGTGCAAATATCGCAGCAACACTTGCTGGCGCTGGTACACTCGACGGAGCTATAACAAATATAGTAAGTATTTCGGCTACGCTTACAGGTAATGGTACTCTTAATGCTGCTACTATAGGTACCGATGTTATCTCTGCTACCCTAACGGGAAGTGGAACTATTGACGCCGAAGTTAATATTGTAGTTCCAATTGCTGCTACCTTAGCTGGCGCTGGCGCTGTTAGTGCCGACCTACA